CATGTTCCGCCTTCAAGCATAACATGTTCTACCTGGCCAACAAAAGCACCACCTTCTGGATGCATAGCCATGACAAAGTCACCCTCAACAATTCTGTCTTCTGACTTCTTTACTGGAATACAGTTAGGAACCATCTTGCCATTCTTTGGTTTCATTCCACGCTGAACGTAGCCATCCCAGCAAGGAGCTGCTTTGTCAATTGATTCGTCTGGGCAGCATCCTGACGCATCTTGCATGTCTTCTTTTATCATATGTAAATTATACCACAAGCATTGCAAATCCCCCACACAGGTAATTCAGGCACGATGGCCACGGTCTTATAAATAGGTAACTAATCCATCCTAAGCGTAGACCTGTGTGAGGGACAATACAATTATACTACTAGTTAATGCTAATAGTCTTTGGTTTCTTCTCTTCTGGGATGTTTCTTACCAGATCAATGTACAGAATACCGTCCTCAAATCCAGCCTTTTCTACCTCGTAGTACTCAGGTAGGGTGAATGAGCGTGAGAACTTGCGAGCAGCAATACCCTTGTGTAGGTAGTTCTTCTCTTCAGCCTCTGGCTTTTCTGCTTTGATTGTTAGAACGCTCTTCTCAGTAGTAATACTGATGTCGTCCTTCTTGAATCCAGCTACCGCAAATTCCATGACAACCTTGTCTTCGTCAATTCTGACAATGTTATATGGTGGGTAGGTGGTGTTTGTTGATGTGTGAAATACCTTCTCAAATTCCTGAGCAAGGCTTCCAAATGGGAAGAGGTCTCTTCCTGTGTGTGTGGTATAAGTAACCATACTATCATCTCCTTATATTAAGCGAGTTAATTGCCCCCAATTGGCAGGCTAAATAATTATAGCATAAGAAAAGAGGGACCGCAAGTGCGATCCCCCTATCTTTGCTAAGACTATTACTTCTTTTTCTTAGCAGGTGCCTTCTTGGCTGGAGCCTTTGGTGCAACCTTTGCGACTGCTGCCTTTACCTCTGCAGGGGCCTTCTTGACCTCTACCTTGGCAACTGCTGCTGCAACCTCTTCAGCCTTTGGAGTGCGTCCAAATGCTGGGTCGTTAGGATTTACATAACGGATGATTACTGGTGCAAGTGCACCAAGTAGAGACCATGCTAGGTCTAGTGGGTCAGTTACTCCTGCTAGATACAGTGTTGTACCTGCACCAAGAACTGATCGTGCGTATGAAGCTAGTAGTGCCTTCAATTGTGCGTTCATTTTAGTTTCCTTTTTTGTCTTCATCTGGCAGTATCTCTACCAGATTGTTATATGCTTCTGTAATTAGTTTTACATCAGCATCCTGTGAGTCAGATAGCTTATTGATTGACGGACCAGCCAAATCTTTAAACTTCTGAATTGCTTCCTGGACTTCCTCAATATATGAGAATGCCCACTCTCTTGAATTAGACAGGAATGCAATAAACCCATCGTCATCCTTGAGGGAATTGGCATCTTTCTCTGCTGCAAGGGTTGCCACCCTTTCAGAAAGAACAGTGTTATCAACATAAATCTGCAATAACTGTAAACCAATCTTATCTTTTGATCTTTTAACTTTGTATAGAAGTCCTAGCAGAGTTAGAATTACTGACAGTGCAATTGCAAAAATAGATATATCAATTATTTGTTGCATTAGTATACCTCTTTTCCACCCTTGCGTTCAAGCAAACAATAGCTCCATTGTCTTCCAAGGCCTTTTTGATACGTGCCATGTATTCTGCAGCACGTCTCTTATCCTCGTCAAGTAGTGACATGAACTCTTTCTCGCTAGCAACAACGGAAATAAAGTGCTCATGGTCTCTAATCTCTAGTCCAAATCCTTTAGGAGCGAAATGGCTTAGAGAGTGAACTGCTGTCCTCATTGCATCTGTATATGTCATTATTTGCCTCTATCAGTAGTGAGATTCTGCCAGGTCTCTGCCCATTGCTGTTTAGTACGATGTCTTCCAAACTCTCTGGATGGCTTTCCAAGGTCTAGGTAGACTCCTCCCCAAACACCACTTTCTTTTTGAGAAACACCAACTGCAAAACATTGTCTAGCAATTGGACACCCAGCACACAGCTTATCTATAGCTGGTCTTAGTGTTAGATCTTCCTCATATTTGTCAAAGAATAAGTTGGTATCAAAGTCTTTGCAGGATGCGTCATCGCTCCAGTCGTTTTTGTTCATAGCCACCTACGAATCTGTCTGGAATGTCCCAACCATTCTTGGTGGGTGCGAACCTCTTTTGGAGATGCCAGACACCGTTGACGTACGCACCAAATTTTGAAGTGCGTCCCTTGTCAGAAGGGTATGAATTGACTACTGTCCATCCATCCCAACGTAAAGATCTGTTACGGTTAACGATCTTTTCCATTTCACTTAATGACTTTATCTGTGCCATTTTGTTGTATCCTAATGTATTTTTATTTTTACTCACATATTCCGTGAGTCATCCTGATATAGGTACAGGAATCTTAGTATCTATAGACACCAACTGAAATCTCTTTGGCTTCTGCAAACCTTACAAGCTCAGATAGTGATTCCTTTGGCTTACTAAAATAAGCAAGGTAATCTACGTCGTCTATATTTTGTTTTACCCAGCCAGGTGGAACCTTAAAGAACTTAATCTTGATCCCACGTGCCTTCAAGCTACGCTCAGAGATATTAGTAAACTCCATACCCATTGAGTTGATGTGTGCAGGCCCAGCTGAATAAACATAAATTTCTTTGTCTCCCTCTTGCATTGTTGACATTGCTGTCCCCATTGCTCTTAGGAAAATGCTGTAGTCGTCAAAGGACTTAGTTCCCTGAATTACGATTATCATTTGTCAAGCCCTCCGTTAACTTCTCTACAATGAATACCATCTTGTCTAATTGTACCTTATCCATACCCATTGTGTCAACAAGCTTAGTAGACTCTTCGTCTACCATTCCGTCAATAAGTTCTGCCATGTATAGCTTGCTATTGGCAATCCAGTAAGCCTCTTTTTCAGTAAAGATAATGCGAACTTGATTTTCTCTTGAGTGCTTTGATGACTGAGACTCCACCTTTTTTGCTAGTGGAACTAGGTATGGCATCATTGGTGACAATAGTGTGTGGACGTATGCTTGAGAATACTTTATTGGAATTGGTACGGTTCTTGTGTGTACCGCTCTGATAGTGCGTGAAAATACAATCATGCCAAACAAGGTTAGCAGTGATCCAATTAAATATTCCATACTATAATTATACTTTATTCAGACAATAAATATCTGATTAAGCCTTCTTAGCTCTAGCCTTTGCAAGTGCCTCAAAGTCCTTTACCTTTGTATCTCCAAGGTATCCCCAAGCATAGCCCTTCTCAATCATTTCATTGTTGATTGAATTACCAGAACCATCTAGGTATACCCAGCCAAGGATGCGACCATACTTTTCAGATGAATCCATCTTCTCAGTCTTGATTACAACAGTCTTAGCAGCCTTGATAGCCTTCTTTAGGTATTCCTTTGATTCTAGGCCTAGTGCCTTCTCTACCTTATCAGTAGTGCGTGACTCTGGGGTATCAATTCCAGCTAGTCTAACCCTAGAACTAAAACTAATATCAAAGCCAAGATCAATAACAACATCAATCGTGTCTCCATCTACTACATTCGTAACTTCTTTTACGTAATACTCAAACATTTAATCTTCCTTAAGTCTATTTTCAACTAGACGCTCTCGTTCGTCAACTATGTTAAAAGCGAACTTCATCATCTTGTCGTACCCAACCGCATTGTTAACGATTAGCTCATAGTGATGGCCACAGAAGCCCAGATCACCTGTAACTCCTGTAGCCCTCACATATGCCTGTGCTGAGCAATCTCTTGCGTCACAGCGATCGTTGGCAGTAAGTACCCACTCTTTTGTCTCTACCAACTACTTATCCGTTCTATAGAATCCACTGCCCTTGAATACAGGCTGTGCCATTGAGTATACCTTCTTCATTCTGCTTCCGCAACTGCTACACATGTATCCTGGATCAGAATCAGTAATGCTTCTTTGAACAGTTAGCTTCTCTTCACAAACAATACAAACATACTCATAGGTAGCC